GGCTGGGCAGCAATGCTTGGATTCGTAGCAGCAGTTGGTGCATATGTAACAACTGGTCAAATCATTCCTGGAATTTTCTAATGAAAAAATTAGAAAAACAAAAGGTTATTGCAGAAAACTGGAACGGAAGACTAGCAATGCTTGGTCTTGTTGCAGCTGCAACATCTGATTTACTCACAGGACATATGTTCTTTGGCGTGTTTTAATGCCTGAGTTGTCAGTAACTAATGAAATATCACCCTTTTTTGCAATCCTATGGTGTTTATATCCCATAGGTTTTGCAGTTTTATTAGAGCTAGTTTTACGTGCTAGTAATAATGATGACGATGATGATCAGGGTGGTGGTGTAATGTCACCTATTTATCAAGGAACCTAATGAATCATTTATTTTTCACACTTATCATTGCAGCTTATTTAGTAACTGATTTAAGTGCTATTGTTTATGCATAAAAATATTTTTTATAGTCCATACTATCCTCTTATTGAGTTTGGATTCTTTGTCATTGTAGGCACAGTGGCAGGACTATACGGTTTTCTACAAGTATAATTTAAGTAAAATTGATATAGAAAATTGCAGCGGTACAAAAGAAGAAATTTACCATTTTTTCAAGAAGCAAGAATAGCATTAGAAAATAAATGCGACTGCCCTCATTGTATAAATAAAGATACTCAAGCAGAAAGAGCTGGAAAATATTATGAAAATTTAAGCAAAAATTGCAAAAAATTCAAAAAAAGTAACGACTCCTGAAAGAATAGTAATAAATCTAATAATTTTTTTAATCGTCGTGCTCATCCCAAGGATCGGTTAAATTTTTATTAGGTGGTCCAAATGCCATATATATTCCATAGGCTGTAACTAGGAATAATAATATAAGGATAATAGCAATTATCTGACCTTCTGGTGGTAATCCAGCATAATTTCCATGTTTAATTAATGGTTGCTTTTCCCAAGTGCCAGGAAGAGTATATACAGAGGGTCGAGACAGAAAATAATTAATTATCTGCATTTAATATTTATATTTACTTTTATTCTATCTTTTTCTAAAAATTCTTCAAGAATTAGGGTCTACTGGATATTGTGTCATGTTAGGTGTTCCATCATCTTTGTTGCTATATAAAGTAACTAAAGCTGCGGTATCTGCACATGCATCAATCTCTGTTTCTCTTGTATTACAAGCTGTTCGGACTCCATCACGATATGTACTGATTGCTGTAGGTATTGCAGTAGATTTTTCTGCTTTTCTTACAACGTACCAATCATATATTGCTAATAAACTACCAGCAATAACTTTTTCCTGTGCTTTTAATACTGATTTAACACCTAAAGTAACAACCTGATCTCCATTATCATCTAATGCAGGATCACCATTCTCATCAACTTCATTTGTATCTGTAAGAGTCTTTGCAGTTCCATCACCCCAATAAAAACGTGAGTCATATGTAGGTGCGTCAGCAACTTCAGTAATTCCTAAAGCAATTTTTTCCTCTGCTGTTGATAATCTTAACCAGTTGGCAGGGTAGTTTATATCGTTGTGACTAAATGCCACATCGACTGCTAATGGATTTCCGTCTAATTTAAAAGCCATAGTTTTATTTTAGTATATATTTGTTTATCTAGCACGTGCGTACTTAAATGGTGCTTCTGCAAATGCGAAATAAATAAACTCATGACCAGCTGAAGAATTAAAATAACCAGAAGCAGCACGAGGTTTAAAACCATTAGACAATATATCTATATTTTCAGTAGTAGCTTCAGCATCACTTAAATTTGGAAATAAATAAGCACTACTTCCATGTGGTCGGTTTGTATCATATCTTTTGGTATCAAATAAAATCCAATCTACTGATGATGATATTTTCTTAATCAAGATCCAAGCTGGTCTGAAACCTGTTAAAACAAACGTACCATCAGCATTTCCGTTGGCTATATATTTTCCAAACTTGCTATACCCTGCTACTTCGCTGAAACAGAAAGCCACATAATTTTCAGTATTAACATTAGTATCTCCTGAAAAATCTCCTACATCGCCATCACCAACGTAAAATACAGTACTTGTAGGAGTAGTTTCATACCATTGGTTTTTACTTTGACTTGTATTTGATGGTGTAGAGTTTTCATCTAATCTTAAATTTAAAGTCCAAGGGCTTTCATCAGACCCAACTGCCCAACTACGGTTTGCACTTCTATCTTTGGCAATAATCCAGTTAGGTTTTACACCTAAACCATGTCCTATAGTCGCTCCACCAGTACCATTTCCTGTGTAAGTAACAATAGAAAACCCTGCTGTGGTATTTGCTTTTGCAGTTGATTGTATTGACCCATCAAAATTACTTGACCCAAGAGTTGTATTTGTATTGATTGAACCCCCCATCCCACTGTGAGCTGAGCACCAATAATAGAGCTGGGGTGCGGATGCTGGTACTGTTATATGTAATCTTCTTGTAGTAGCTGATGAGAATCCTGATGTGTATTGGCTATAAGTTTTTGATACTCCATCTAAGAAATAAGTTATTCCTGATGTATATACAGTTCCATTAGCTGCTGTTCCGATACTAAATGGATGACTAGCATTTGTGGAATCATCCATGTTGAAAATATAAGTACCACCTTCTGCAAGATCAAGAGTTACTGCACTTTGAGCAAATGTTGCTGAGTTAGCAGAGTTTCTAAATCTATATTTATTACCAGAATCAGAAACAACTACTACTCTATAAGTTGCACCATCTGTCTCCCCTGCATCCCAATTCCAACCAACATACGTTCTGCCGCTGGCATTCATTCTTTGATATGCAGAATTTGAATTAGCATCATTATTTCCTTTTCCAAAGGTATATCCGTTTGAATCAAATGACTCAAAACCAGCATCAGTAGTTGTACCTTCAGCATCAGTTGCGTTAGTTCCACTAACAAATGCTCCGACATTACCATTTCCAGTTCCACTATCTGTATAAGGTGCTAAAGAATAAACCAAATAATGACTCATTATTGATACAGTTCTTGCTTTTATCCATACAAAATCAGGTTGAAATTCTAATCCTGTAATAGCTCTGTTATTTGTACTATTACCAGACCAAAGTAAAATATCAAAATGTTTATTAGGTAGCAGTATTGTTGGGTCGGGTAAGTTTGCTGAACACATAGCTTTTGCTCCCGTGGGAACTGCATATTTAAAATCTCCTATACCACTAGCATCTGTATTACCTCCTGCTGTATTACCTCCTGAGAATGTACTATCTTGTCCAAAATTAGCGTGAAGAGTTACGTTAAATGATCCACTACCACTAAAGAGATAAAGTCCTATTCCTTCAAATCCACCCGTAGATTCTGTAAAAAAACTATTTCCAAGAGTTATAGCACTTGTTGGAGTTGATTGATTCCAAGAGCCAGAACCATTTCCCCATTGTCCATTTTTAGCAAAATATACTTCTGGTGTAGATGCATCCATATCAATATAAACACCCATAATATCGTTTTGTGTAGATGCACTTCCATAAGAACTATTTGTCTCAGATCCATTTGTATTTACATATTTATCCCCATCATCACCATATATTCCAACCCATCTACTGTTAGTACTTGTTGGAGTTATAAGAACTTGATATGGAGCTACACCAATAAATGTTTGAGCAGATGAACTTGAATAGCTTATTATTTTAACTTCTGCATACCATTTACCAGAGGTTGGCATAATTGTACTTAAAGCTGATCGGTTTAAATTTCTAGCAGAACCACTTGTACCTGATACAAACCTTAAATTTCCTTCTGACAATGATGCTCCACTTGCTGCTGGTGTTCCATAAAATCTTAATGTCGAAAAATTATTTGTAGGACTATCTTTTACAGCATCACCAGTTACAAAATTATTTGGTGTGTAGTTGTTGCCATTTCCACTTGTATCTTTGCCAAGAGTTGTTGCAGTCGTTCCAGAATTATCTGCGAAATTTAATCTGAAACCATTTGTTCCAAAAGTTAATCCTGATGTATCTATAGGAACCCATTGCCCTGTATCTGCATTTGTCTCTGCGAAAGAACTAGGTGTAAGTTGTAATCCATCAATAAAATTAAGTTCAGCTACATATCCATCAAAACTATTTGAAGTATTTCTAAATCCTCCAATACTATGAGTGTTTCCACTGACGTTATATCCTGTGTCAACATTTTGACTAGGATAAGTTGCAGTAGTAAAGGTAGTTTCTTGTTCTCCGTTTACATATATTTTTACTCTATCAGATTGAGTTGATTGTGTAGTATCAAGAGCTAATACAATATGATACCAAGCACTAGGATCTCGAAATACTCTTTTAGTTCTAAATTGAAATTGAATACTGCCATCATAACTGTAAAAATTAAGTTCATGAATATTACTTCCTTGATATTCAAACCTTATTTCACCGTAAGGAGTTGATGATGGGTGACCATTGTATATAAGACATTGTTCTTCATTTTGAACTGTTCTTTTTACCCAAAAACTGTATGTAAAAGTTCGCCTATTACTTGTCGAACCTAAACTTTTGGTCAAATACGTACTATCACTTCTATTAAACCTTAAACTACGTTCTATTTCAAAGTCTGCAGCTCCTGAAGCTCCAACTCTTATTGCATCATAAAAAGACATTTATTTAACATCCAATGAAACTGCACAATGGATTACATTACTGGATTTAATAATGTAATCTATTCTGTCCGTCAATCCTGCTCCTGTAGTTAGTGTTGGTGCTGTGCCTCCTACAAATTTAAAGGCTGAATTAAATGCTGCAGTTCTAGATCCTGAACCATCCTGTGTAATAAATATTGAACCTGCCTGACCTACTACCTGATTACTTGGTGCTGCAAATGTTCTGTTACCACCTAATGTTACTGAGTGATGACAGGCTGTAGCCATATCTATTGTTATTGTTGCTCCGTCTGATAATGCTGTGATATTTGCTGCAGCTCCTCCTGTAAGTGCAACTCCTCCACTGGCTGTTTCAAATTTTTTAACGGAATTATGAAAAAGATCTACTGAACCATCTTGTGTAGCTTGTATCATATTTTCACTATTAGCTGCATTATTAACAGTAAAGCTATTAGTTAAAATTCTTAAATTTCCAGTTCCTGATTCTTCAATGTAAGAATGGTTAGAGTCATGATAAATACTAAGATCATTTCCAGTTCCAAACCTAATCTTTTGGTTATCTACTAAATCTAATGGACTGGATAATTTAGTTCCTGTTACTGTTCCATCAGCTGGTGAAACAACAGATGAATCTACACTCTGTCCAAGAACAACCGCAAAGAAACTTAATCCACTGGCTGGTGCTGTAGTGAATGTAAGAGTACTTCCAGCTATCGTAAAGTCTTGATTTGGATTTTGAACTACACCTCCGAGACTTACAATAATATCGTTAGCAGTTCCAGGAGATACATTAGATCCACTTACAGCAAGAGTAAATGCAGTTGTACTACCATTAAATCCACTGGAGATATCATCTACTTCCCTATTACGACCCAGTTTGGGTTCTGGTCCTATGTATGCCATCTAAACAAATACTTTTTATATATAAGTATTTTAAATTGACTAATCTCTTAGTCTTCTCCTTCTGCAGTATTTCCCTAAGTCCATTCAACAGGAGTATTTCCAGCAGCTTCCCATTCTAAATATTCTTGCCAATCTTTATTGTTAGGATCACAAGGGATATGAGCATTATCTTCTATTCTGACAACTCCGTTTGGAGCTTTAAATCCTAATGTAATTGGATCAATTACTTGTTTAGCTCTTTTGTAAGTGTAAGTCATAATTCTGCGTCTAACCTCATGTCAGTTATGTATGGAGAACTATTAATCATAAAGATATTTAGTACCATGTTACCTACTTGTTCAGTAAGATTGGTATTACTATCACTAGAATTACGCATATTATCAAAAGTAATTGTAGGGTTAGCTCTCATTTCTATTGGATAAAAGTAAATAATATTACCCCAACCAGCGGTATGGTTGTATGCAGCACCTGCAATATTTCCATGATCGTCTGCATTACCTTGAGAAGAATGTGCCATGCCACCACAAGGTCTGTTGAAATATCTTTGACACTTTAATCTGACAGACCCAAAGTCTTCGTGAGCAAAATCTGTTGCTGAGTCTCCTACTTCTAATTGAACTCCTGTAAGTTCAAATGTTGCATCATTTGTTGTATACCATGTTGTTGTCACATCTTTTATTCTTGCTGAACTGCTATATGTTGACCACGCATCTTCTGTTACAGAGCTTGCAGTTTTATCTGTTCCCATCATTGGAATAATACTAATTTTAAAACCCTCAGCAGTATTATTATCAAACTGTAAATTAGAATTTCCAGGAATTGATTTTGTTATTTTTGTCCAAGTATCAGCAGTTAAAGAACCTGTTTCAAAAGGATATTGATAAGCAGTTCCATCCATTGTTTCTATGTAGCCTTTAAAAGTTTGAGCTACACTTGATTTAACCCAAAAAGATAGTGTTATATAACTAGATGCTGATAAATAATTCCATCCAGAATTGGCGATATCTTGTGCTTCTATTTTATTTTGAATCCAAATATAATCATTAGAACCAGCACCACTTGTTTGGTTTCCATTTGTTATTTTTAATGATTTTCTAAATCCCAAAGTATAAGGTGTAGTTCCACTTGCTATATCGGCATGTGTAATTGTAGGGTTTTCATCTGCACCATTAATATATACAGGAAATCTATCAAGAGCTTGATAACCAGAAGATGTAGATGACGTAGTCTGCGAATCAAGGCGTTGTGCCACTTGCATAGCTCCGTTAACTACTAAATTTTTAGCTTTACCAGCACTGGAAATTCCTGTTAAAGCTGCTCCTGAGATAGCAGGCAATGCTCCAGTAAGTTTTGAAGATGTTAATCCAGAAATTTTTGCATCAGTTATGGCTGAGTTAGCTACTTTAGCTGTTGTTACACAATCTGCTGCTAGGTCAGCTGCAACTATACTTCCGTCTACTGCATCTACTAATTGGGCTTTAGTTTGTGACATCTACTCCAAATAATATATAATTTAATTTTAAGCTTTGTTTATCTACGAATTCTTACTGTTTCTATTGCTGGTTTTCCTAGCTCTTGTTCAAAGTCTTGTTCGACTGAAAGAGCAGGAATATCTGAACCCGATTGACTATACAAATTCTTACGTCTTATATAACCATCTACAAAACTTTTTCCACCATTTGCCATTACTGTTGGGAAGTCATTATCTCCCATGATTAACGACCCATCATTTTTAAAAAATTACTAACTCTATCTCCAACAGGAGTTTCCTGAGATATAGCATTCATAGGATTATTTTTTTCAAAAGCTTTTTCATTTGCTTCTTCATATGGCTCACTAACTGCCATCCCTTGATTCATAGTATCTTCCTGTTTAAATTTAGGATCTTGCATCAAAGCACTATTATCAAAACCATCTCCAATTTTTGTAGGCGACATTATTGGTGGGGGAAATCCCCTTTCAGGAAATACAACAGTAGGAGGCTGAGGTGCTTCAGGTTTTTTAGGAAAATAAAAATCTAAAAATTTTTTTAAATCTTTAGAGGGCATGTTGTTAATTTGAACTTTTCTTTATATTAACATTCACAAAACTACTAGGGTTAGGAAGTGATTGTATATTATTTTTTTTCGAAATGTACAACCAATTACCCACCCCTACCTCGGCATTTTTTTGAAATTTAAGTCCTTATATATAAAATAGTAGGTATGGTTAGTATGCTTTTTGACTATACTATCTTTAAAATCTATTCTCTCGCAATAAGTTTACTATGAACACCCAAGTTCACAAAAAAAATAGGGGTTTTACTCGGCTACGTGTATGTTGAGGATAGGAAGAGAGTGTATATAAAATATTTAACAGTCACATACCTAACCTCACTTTCCCTAGAAGTAATTAAAATAGGTAAAAAAATTTGGGTTTTGGGTGTTCAACAATTGCCATTGCTATAAAAGGGTTCTATACTAAAAATCACCACACCCCCTACTTGCATGCAAACTGAAAATCCTTTTTTATATAATCTTTTAACTCCTTATGATCAAATAAAATTCGTTAATGCCTTTAAAACTGGACTAAAAATATTAGGAAAAGAAAAATGTTGGTGTATGAAAAAAATAAAACATTCTGCTTTTGAGGGATTTAATACAAGTAAAAAGAATAAATTGCAATATCAGGGAAGAGATGCAAGAGAGTTATTACTTTATTTGACAGGTAGAGAACCTACAACTGAAAAATCAATAATTGTAAGGAAAGGTTATTGCCAGTCTCCTTATTGTCTCAATCCATCTCATTATTATTGGGGAACTAGAAAAGATGTTGCTTATGAAAGTGCTTCAATCAATGAAAATAGTATCGATACCTTCTTAATAAGTAAGTTAAGAAAGGAAAGTCAGAAGGGTATTAGTAGTAGAAAATTATCTAAGACATATAGACTACCTTATCATTCAGTTCGTAGAATCTGTTCTTATGAGACTTATGAAGATGCTGAGAATAGAAATAATGATTACAATGAGAAAGAAGTGTGGAATAATCTTTCAGAGATATGTGAAAAAATATCTCTGTCATTTCCTGAAGAATCAAAAAAATACAAATTAAATTTTCTCGTGACTCAACAATTAGAATGTCCTTGGCACATTAAAGATACTAAAACCCATATAGGTAACTTTGGAATAATGGGAGAGTGTCTTGATTGTATGAAACAAATAAAAAGTGGTAGATGCATTGTAGATGTTAGAGAATTTGATTTTAGATGGTATTGGCAAGTAAAAAGATTTTGGGAACAGGTAGATGTTAAAGATGAAAATTCATGTTGGGTTTGGAAAGGAGCTACAAGAAAAAATAATTCAGAATCTACTGCTTATTTTCCATCTCCTTTTCATTCAGGTAAAACTCAATCAGCTCCACGAGTAGCTTTTTGGTTGAGTAGAGGATATACAGGTAAATACAGGATATTTAGTAAACCATCATGTGAATCATTTTGCTGTAATCCAAAACATCTTACAATTAAAGAATTAAAAGACTTTGAAGAGCCAAAAAAAATTACCTCGATTAAACTAAGTCATGACAACATATTCGAGTATTACAAGAATAGACAAAAACCTAGCTGCCAAAAATGTCCAGATTCCTAACCACAATACCAAGTAATACAGGCTTTGTTAACTTAGGACTTGTAGAAACTTATCCAACAGGTGGTGGAGGTCCTACAGCTTATGGACCAACATCATATTATGGATCAGATCCAAGACCTGCTGAAGATGGAGATAATTTAAATAATCCTATAGATTTAGGAGATTTTTCATCTATATTTAAGTCTTTTGAAATCAAAAATACTCATGGTGGTTTAACAAGAAAACAAACAACTTTTTATAAAATAAAACTTACTAAACCAAGAACTATTCAATTTACTCAAAATTTTTCACAATTTTCTTACGAAGAGAATACTAATAGAAATACTTTATTAGCTTTTTATGAAATTTTAGATGATGGTAGACGAGAAGAATTACCAATAAATGATTTAGGCTATGTTCATAAAGAAAGTTCTATTGACTATTTAGATGATGATACTGGTGCATTACTTACTGATTTTCCAAGAACAACATTAGATAAGGGTAACTATTTATTCCTAATTACTAACGACATTAGATATTTAGAAACTAATTACTCAATTAACTTAAATGTTTCTGCATTGGACTGGCGTTTTGTATCTGAAATTGTTGATGAATCTATAAATTTTGGATTAATAACTAATTCAGCTGAATCTACTTTGGATTTTGGTTCTATATCTTAAACAATATCCATTTTTCCTGTTTCAGGATTATATCTTCTAGGTAGTAAATCTTTAGGATCCTGTTTAGCAAAAGATGGATCTTTAGTTATAGTTGCGGTAGGTCTACCTTTTGTTTTAGCTAGTTTTACAGCATCTAAATATTCTTGCTTAGCTACATCTAAATTTTGTTTCGCAGCTTCTTTTACAAAATCTAATTGACTTTTAGGGGCTGTCGATGGAGCTGTTGATTTACCTGTACTTGCAGGTGCTGTTTGACCCTGTTTCTGTTCGAATGCACCTTTAGTTGATGTAATTCCAAAAGGTCTTGGTGTGGTCTGAAAACTAGTGTCAGGTGTGTTTTTTGGTAAAGATGATAAATAAGCTGCTGCTGCTAACATATTTGTTCCTTTACTTCTTGCTCCAATCTCAGCTGGAGTCCCTACTTCGTCATATCTCTGTTGTTGAATTTTACCAGTTTCTTTCTCTATTCTTCCCATCTGCTCTGCTAAATCTTTAAAACTCTTTTCTGGTATTACAGATTGAAACTGTTGAGGTTTTGTCTCAGCAGGCATTATTACAGTAGGTGCTGATGGTTTACTTCCACCCATTTTATTTTTTGAAATTACATTCTACTGTAATTCTATCTGTAACAAACTCGTACAAATTAGTCCCTCCAATCCAAAGCATAGGAGCAAGAATTAAAATTAAAAGTAGTTCAGCATAAGTAATTGGACGACGCATGATAAAAAAATATCTCTTCTTCATTGATAGTAGCTAAGATTGGGAAGATTATCAAAAGTAAGCTATGTTTTAAAAAGATACATGTAATATGATCCTCAGATGCCAGTAGAAATAACAGAGGATTGGTTAGATATTTTAGATACTACTAATTATGCTCCTCTAAAAGACCCTGATAATACATATCAAAGTTATAGATTTAAAAATCTAGACATTCCATCAGTAACAACAAAAAACTTTAGAAAAAAATTATGTCCTTCTTTAATTGAACAAGTAGAAATATTTATACCTCCATCAGGTAGTTTTTCAAACGCAGATTTAAGAAGATACTTAGATTTAATTTCAGGTTATGAAACTAGTACAACTGATGTGGTTTTAGGTTTATCACTGGCAGATCAAATACGAATCACTTTTAGTGATATGAAAACAAGTACTATATGTGATAGATACCCAGAAATTAATCTTGCAGAAAAGAGAAGATATAGATGTGTAGCTGAATATTTAATTAGACAAGGTGAATTAGCTAAATTACGAGATGAAAATGGAAAATTAATTAAAAAAATAGGAAATATGCAAAAAGCAGTAGTTTTATATAGACCTTTACCAAAATTATTAGAAACATTGAGAAAATCAGGATTAGCTAAATTTGTTAAAATTGACAAAAAACAAAAAGATAGTAAGAATGTAGAAGCAGTAATAACTAAATGACAAGTAGAAGAATTAAGCTATTAAAAAAATTAATTGGCTCAGCTACAGGAGAAGATGAAGCTAAACTTTATAAACTAACAATAGAAAGAATTTGTGCGGATATGTGTGAATACTATTACAAGTTTTACCACAATGATGGTCCAGGAGCGATGATTTATGTGCCTGATCATGAAGATGAAAAGAAATCCATGTTTTATTTAACAGTAGATAATCTAATTAGTGCTGTAGATGACCTTAATAAGAATGATATGGAAGGTGCTGCAGACGTTATGAAGCAAGCAATAGTTAGAGCAGAAAAACTTGATCCTGATAAAGAAGCTTTATTTATAATTCAAGATTCCAAAGAGATGTCACTAGTACACTACAAAATTGACAGTGAAGGTGCAAGTTTTAAAATGATGTGAATAATAAGCCATATCTTTCTAAACAAATAAGTGATTTAGCTGATGATTGGCTTACTCCATGTGATTATTTACCTTACATAGATGCATTATTAGGCGATATTGACTTAGATCCATGCTCTACATATAGTGCAAATGTAGAATTTTTACGAGCTAAAAAAATATATACACCTAAAGAAGATGGATTAAACATAGATGATCCTTGGACTGGTACGGTTTATTTATTTCCTCCTACTGTTGGAAGATGTTCATTTTCTAAAGAGAGAGGCACTTGGAGATGGAGTGTTAAAGCTGGAGTAGGAGCCAAAGCTCCAAGCGTTATATGGTTTAGAAGATTAGTAAGAGAATGGAAACTAAGAAATATTAGAGAAGGATTATTTTTTTCTACCTATCCTGAAATGTTAAGAATATGTCCTGAAATGTGGGATTATCCTGTTTGCTTTCCTACAGATAGAGCTAATCTTATTCATGGAAAAGGAATGTACGTTATATCTCCTCCTGTTCACTGGGGATATTTTATATATTTACCTCGAATAGAAATTGGTTTTAATCAAACAGATAGATTTGAAAATATATTTTCTAATATTGGAAAGGTAATATGTTAATTATCTCTAGGAAACTCTTGATCTTTTATTGTAGTTGGTCTAGGAAATCCGTTTTCATTTAAATTATTTGCAAATCTTTTTAAAAAATTTTTACTAGAAGAATTATCTACACCTGGCCTGACTCCACGACGTCCTTTGCTGATATCCGTTTTAGGATTCAGTGACTTATAGAACCTATAACGATTGTCAACGTCGTAACTACTAGTAAACTTACTCATAGAGACATTCTACGAGGAATTAACATGACCATGCCTGAATCAGAAATGAAAATTAGCGGAGTCTGTGATGATATTAAAGAACTTTTAATTAATAAAAATAGAAAATATGGTAACTCTGCTTTAAAACCTTGTAGAGTTTTCAGTAAAGCATCGCCAGTAGAACAATTATTAGTAAGAATTGATGATAAATTAAATCGGATTATGCAGGGTGCTGGACTTCTTGCAAATGATGAAGATGTAGTAAATGATTTGATTGGATATTTAGTATTACTTAAAATAGGAATGAATGATGAAAAACATAAAGAACTTTATAATGTAGGAAGAGAAATTTTTGAAGAGGGTTTTAAATCAGTAACTATTCCTCTTCATCAAAAACCAATACCACAGGAGGATGAATGTGGAGTATAAAGATTTAATTGAAAATTATACACCTGAATTAGAGTTGATTGATGCTTTGGAATATCTTAGAGATCAACCTTGGCTCGCTTCGGAGATCCTAGACCACTTGGCTTCTCGTTCCAGTAACGAAAAAACCGACGTAAAATCTCTCCTGAAGGATCAAGTTCTTTAAATTTTTTTTCTAAGTATTCAATTCCTTTTATTTGATTAGAGGATCCATTATAAGTTTCTACTAAATTTAATAAACAAGCCTCAGTGTGGCATTCATGACGATAGAAGGTTGGTATCTCTTTATCTGCAGCAAAATACATGTCCAATTCTGCACGTCTTCTAGCAACCATAAGATCACCTCCACTCATCCAATACCTATTAATAAATGGACTCCATTCTTTTATAATCTTAGTTTTAGAAGAATAACTATTAATTAGATCTAGTAATTTACAGTTTTTAAAAGACTGAATACCCATACTATGAGCAAAACTTAAAATCGCTGCTCTTCTATTATTATTTAAATTTACAAAGACATAATCTTTTAATTTTTCTGAAAATTCTCTTAAATCTAAAAAAAATTGTTTATCTATTTCTTGTTGTGTAGCTTTATCTTTAGCTGTAAGTGCATGACCATGAAGTTGTATACTTCCATAACCAATCTTCCAAGACTCTTCACCAAAGTCTTTATAAGCTGCATACCTTCCTAATCCAAGGAATGTTCTAGCTGAAGTATAGTTTTTTGTTAATTTATAACCTTTTTCAGAAAAGAAAGAGTATTTAGGGAACGTCAACAGTGCCGTTGTAACTCACTTCAGAATAACCATCATATGTTAGTAAAACAACATAATCTTTACCAGCATTAGTAACTGTAATACCTACTGCTCCTTTTCCCTTGCCTGCTTTCTCTATATCAAAAAATCTTTGGTATCCTGAAGGAGAACTGCTTCCATCAAATGCATCTTTTTGAAATATCTGAACATTGCGAATACCTGATGTTTTTTCAAGATTGACAATGATGTTACCTGTACTACCAGGATTCACTTCAAAACCTCTTACATCATCACTTTTATCGCCAGTGGTTGATCCACCTACGTATGAAATTTCTGATCCTGAGTCAACACTGAATGTGTCAAGGGTTCCGTTAATTCTTCTTGTAGCCATGTTTTTTAAGAAATTTGACCTTCAGTCGAGAGCTGAAATTGAATGTCTGCATCTATTCCATGATCTTTCATAATGCTATAAAACATTTGCCGATCCAGTGCTTTTTGATGTAAAAGCTCAATAAATGCCTCTTCTAACTCTACTCGGTCTAAAGTTTGGATTGCGATTGCAGCAGCATGAATTGCAAATTCCTGATCTACTGGGAGGTTGACATCCATATAATTTAAAACCTTTATACATATATTACCAACAGTGAATTAAGGAGCAACACTATACAGTGATTATGATCTAGTATCTACGGTAAAGTTGGGGATATCAGGAATATCATCATCAATACCAGTCTTCTTTAGATCTCTCGATTCTATAAACTCTTCCAAATGTTTCTTGGGATCTGTAACTGGGGTCATGGATTCTTACGTTTCTCTTTAATAATATAGAACTTACACCATAACTGCTCCCGAAAAGTATCATAAAACTAACAGCTATAGAGGTCATTTGTAATTTCTATATTTAGTTGTATTCTAAGACTAGTGAAACTTTAATATGACACCAGAAGATCTAGTAAAGTATTTTATAGAGGCTTCTATTAGTGGGGCTAGTAAAACACAAGTCGTAAGAAAATTTAAAGATACATATAATTTAAATAAAAATCAATTAAAAAAATTAGAATATTTAGCAAAATTTAAGAAAAAACCAAAAAGAATAAATTATAAGGAGTTTTACAAAAATGATATTACAAAAAAAACTCAAAGAATTTACTATCCATTTACTCAAATTTATAAACAAGAAAAATTTTTATCAGATATTGAATGTGATCAACTAATATCAATGATATCAAAAAATCTTAGACCATCTACTGTTGCAGATCAAGGAGATACATGTCTTGTAAATAGTTACAGAACTAGTAAAACATCTGATTTAAATTACTTTGCTGACCCTTTTTATTTAAATATTGATAAAAAAATAGCAAAATTAATGAATTTAGAGCCATTTTTTGGAGAAACAATGCAGGCTCAAAAATATGAAGTAGGTGAATACTATAAAGAGCATTATGATTTCTTTTCACCTTTAAATCATGAATTTAAAACTTATTGTGAATGGATGGGACAGAGAACTTGGACAACTATGATCTATCTAAATGATGTGGAGAAGGGAGGAGAAACATATTTTAAGTATTTAAATTTAAAAATAAAGCCAAAAAAAGGATTATTAATAGGATGGAATAACTTATATAAGAATGGATTTCCTAACTACAAAACTATGCATGAAGCCTTACCACCACTAAAAAATTCAAAATATATTATTACTAAATGGTGGAGAAGTTGGAGTCTTATCTAATTACCACTTAACTTTATGTGACCAATACCTAGCTGAAAATTTATCAGGATTAGGATCCTGTGCATTATGTCTTGCATAATAAGATTTCTTCCTAGCTTTATCCTTTTCGGATTTTGGATTTTTACCTGCACCTTTAACTCCTTGTTGACCGAATCTTATTATCTTTTCTTTACCATCCTTACATGCTTTTACAACATGAGATTTAGTTTTATGACTAGGAGTCTTTTTTGGTTTATTACATTTCAATCTATCTTTTGAAAGTTGTTTAGCTTTTGCCCTTTTCGACATCAGTCCTTTCTTTATTAGAAGTCATATATGTCATTGTAGCTCTAAGATGCCATTGATTTTTTTTATGTACTCGTCCTCTCTCTACAGCTAAATCTTGTGTTAAATCATCTCCTATCATTCCAGCATATTTAGCTAACTCTTCAAATGCAGCTGCAAGCATGTCGTGAGCATTGCTTATATCTAAAATAAGTTTGTCTTGATCAAAAGGGTCAAAATTTTCTAAATCTTTTATTCTAGATGATAATAAATCTGCAACACTCACTGGAGTCATTACGTTTATAGATCTTATATGCTCAGCAATATTATCAATACCTTCAGTCATTTCAGTCTGTATATCCCCTGTAAGAAGATGAATTTGATAAAATTTTGATCCCATCAACCCCCAGTGAACTAATTGAGTTTGATTAAAAACCATTACTGAGTCTCTAAGACATTGGACTAAATGCTCATTTACTAATGCAGCATCCTTTGGATTTACACTATTCATTAAAGAATTTTTATAGTACCTTTCTGTACCTTAGCTCGAATGCTTTGATCTTCGCCACCTTCAGTTCTTGCAAGAGCATCTGGCATACGTGCTTTCTGTAGTTCAGGCATATATTCCATAATCTTTTGGCTTTTATCTCTTAAAAATGCTTTTGCTTTAGCTTGAGATCCATCCGATGTAGAAGTCATTTGTTATATAAGGAGTTGCTTTATCTGGAGATAGAACTTTAATAGAAAGACTATTATCTTCTATCCAATGCTTTATTTTACCAAGTCTTTCCTCTGAATAGTAATAATTAGAAGGATTATACCAATCTTCTAGTAGTACAGATCCTTTTGATCTATTACATTTATCACAACAACAAATCATATTTGATTTAACATTATGACCTCCTTTAAACTTTGGAACTATATGATCAATAGTTGCAGAATTTGTATCTAATTTTTTATCACAATATGCACACTTCCATTCCCATACTTCAAATATTGACTGTCTAAATTTTCGTCGAGCATTGCGAGGAGATAATTCAATTAGATTGACTAGTAAATCTTGCTCGCAATTAATCATATATTATGCAGCTTTGAGAAAACTCTATGCTGCATAAACTTGCACAACTGTATCTTTTATTCCATTAATGAAACTAACTCAATCTCTTCTTCTATCTCACAGTCTGATTCTTCTAACAATCTTAATAAATAATAATGAATTTTTTCAGTTACCCACTTTAAATCTTCATCCTTTACATCGTTGAATATTGCATTTAAAGATAAATCACGGGACGGGGTTCGAATATGATCGGCTAACAATCTAAGAGCTTTATATCTTTGTTTATTCATCTCCGACAACATTTCATGTGACCTCAGCAATATCAATTTTTGGTTCCTCTTCATGGGGATGTTCTACTTCTTTTTTAAGAAACTGAACTATTTCAATGGCTCCTAAGACTTTTAAATAGGATTCTTTTGTCTGACTTAAATCTAAATCTTTTAATTTAATATCATTAGCCATAGTGGTCTGTTGTTCCGTCAATTGTTTTAACGTATCTTCTAATTTTTCTAAGGAAACTTTGCAAGACATAGTAAATATTCTATTAATTTGAGTATAGCTTCCTAAATTTTATCTAGCTACTAGCAGTCGTTATAATTCCTAGCTATATCCCCACCTATTTCAGATCCTTTATCTTGAGCAAACATTGTAACGAGTCCAGCTGCTAACCATCCAACAATTGGTATGTTACTAACCACAGGAGCTGCTTTAACGCCTACAGAGGCTCCTACGACCCTTCCAGTAGCATTTCCGCTTCCCTCTACCTTTATGCAAGCAATATCCTTATCAGTCATCACAGAACCTTCTGATTGCTGTGAAGATGATTCACTATTCATTGTATAAGTTTCTCTTAAACTTAATTTAGAATCTTTTTTAAATAATCCTTTTTCCTCATCTACAAGTTTAGTTCTTGCAAGAATTTTTGGATCATTAGCTTTATAACTGATACTATATCCTTTTTCTGTAGTCACAACTCTATAACTCGTATAAGGACCAACTGGTAAATTTAAATTTGGATATGGACTTTTAAATTTATGAGAAACTAAAGTATTCATCAAAGAGAGATTAGATAATCCCAAGATGGATACTAAAGCTATTACTCCCCAGTTTCTTCTTTGTTTGTAGTACATGTCACTTATTAGTATTATCGGTAATAACTTTGATTGGAGCTTGTTCTATACGTAAAATTTGAGTAGTAACTGCATCTGATTTACTAGCTGAATCTTTAGCTTTTTGACTCTTACCTCGTGATGCATCCACACCAAAGGAACTAAGCGTGGCTGTCAGGATCGAAGCTGGAAATGTTATATCCTTAGGTTCGTTAGAATATCCAGGAAGAGAAACGTAGTTAAGGGATACTATAAATCCGCTCCAAGCAACTACAATAAGTCTGACCACGACTGAGATAAAGGCTAATTGCTCATCTTTGTCATCTATGTTTTCTTTAATTTTTTCAAAAACATTTTTCTTTTTTAAATTTTCAGTCATTTTATAATTCGATTACATACTAAGTTTCGCTCATGTAAACTTATGTATAGCAAACAATAAGTATAAAAAGATGAGAAAATTTCTCCCTTTGTTGATATTGATATTTGCACCAGCAGCAAAGGCAGATATCACTCATAAATTATCAAGTAGTGTACAACTACAAGTTAATGCTGCAGCGACTAATGTTGAAAGAGTAGGAACTTCATATAGTGTTTCAGGAAACAACGTAACAACTCAGTACACACCTGACGGTGGGTCAGCTACAAACTCTGTTGGTTCTTTGACAATTGCGTCAGGAGTTGGTTCAATTCCTACATTGTCATCAGTTCAGGCTACAGCTGGAGAAAGCTTCTCATTCTCTCAAAGCTTTACTCAAGGAGATGCAATAGTAAGTTCTGCTCCTAGTGTCGGTGCAGTAAGTCCATTATCTAGTCAAACCTCAACTGCAGCAGGAACCGCAGGTACATTAGCAGGCACAATTGATTCAAGTTCAACAATTACACTAACAGGCGGAGGGGCAGGTACTAGTGCAACAGGTCAATTTGTAAGTGAGATAACTATCAGATGAAGTTAAAAAATCATGCTTTTGCTGTTAAAGAAAAAGAAGATAATCAAGATCTTGAAAAGTGTGATACCTGTGGTCGTATTAAGCTCACTGAATGCACCTGTAGAAGCCGTACCTGTAGTTCCCAACTTTCAGACTGGTAGTCTTACTTCTCATACAGAGACTACTTCTACGGTCACAGAAACCATAAATGTCATTGATTATCAGACTGGGTGGCAATATACCGTAACAGGTAATAACATTAGTACAGATGCGAGTAGCTTGGTTCCTCCAGCTCAGAGTGTTACACAGTCAGTTAATGGTGTAAATTCGACGTGGACAAATCTAGATACAACCAACATGCCCAACTTCACGGTTACGGATTCAAGCAAGCCGTGGCAACTCACTACGACTCTCAGTCAGCCAGGATTAAAATCTCAGACAATAATACAAAGAACAACAGAGATAACTTCAGTCACAGACACGGTTTCAACCTTCAGTCAGTAAAATATTTACTCTTAGCTTTAAATATATTTAGTGCTCCTATCTATGCAAACGAAGTAGGAGGAGTGTCCGCAACGGCAAATCCTGTGGCAAATTCCAGTGGTTCGGTATCCAATTTAGCCGTCCAAAATTTATCGGGTCCTTATATGACGAATACTCACGGAAATGGCGTTTCCTGTCAGGGATCTACTCTAACTATTACTCCTTTTACAACATTACAAAATTCATGGAAAGATCCTTATGAATATTCATATCAAGATCCAGTATTTGATAATTCAGATACTAATAATGATGGGGTATTAGATAATCCAGGATCTGTGCTTTATTACAAACCTACCAGAACAGGTCAAAAATCTAATCATAGTATTGGATGGGGCATCAGTATGAATATAACCATACCACTGGACAAACGTCACAATGAGGGCTGTTTGGCTGCTGCTAACACTCAGAATGAATTGAATAAACAACTATTAGCTAATAAAAGATTAGACTTTGAAATGGCAAGATTAAAACATTGTGCGGAGCAGAAAAGATTAGGAGTTACCTTTCATCCATCGAGTCCAGCTGCTCAGATATGTTCAGATATTGTAGTTGCAAATCCTCATGGAGTTATTCCTAATCATCAGCACGAGATTCCGAAATAAGTTTCTTTTTTCTTTTTAATCCCTTAAATTTCTCTCCTTGTTTTTTACCAAATAAAGCCTGAATTTTTTTAAAAGATTGCTTTAATAATGGACGTATTAATCTTAATAATAAGGGTGTTGCTGCTGCTGAAGCCGTTGCTACTACAGCAATTGCTGCTGTTGTACTAACTTGAGATGTATTTGGTAAATATTTATCAGTTGCAGTAGTTGGTTCATACAAAACTATGCAAGTTTTTTTATCAACACTGAGTTCATGACCTATAACTTTTTCTTCTCCATTACGTGTTAGATCTCCAACTCTTGGTTGATTTGGAGCAGGGCATTCAACTTCTTTTTGTGGTGGAGGAAGATTATCTAAATTAGGTTGAGGAGTGTCTAATTCTGGAGTTGGATTTACATTAGGTGCAGCTACATCTTCTACAAAAACTAAATCTTCAGGAACATAATCCATAGGAAAAAAGTATGGTACAGTCCCATCACATAAAGTTCTATTACCTCTATCATCTTCAGTTACAAGTTTTATTGATTTTTCATTGGCAGGATTAAATACAACACAACCAGGAACTTGGATTATAGGATTACCAATAGTTAAAGTTACAGGAGGACTAAAAGGTATAGATTGTATAGGCGTATGGATATAACTATTAATAGGAATTATTTCTAATTTATTTATATTTATTTGATTTATTTCAGACAATTTTAAAATGGAATTTTAGGTAACTCAGGAATTACACCACCAGTTGTTTCAGGTATTGGTAATGAATCCCCTAAAGTATCTCCTAAGTTTCCTGTAACCGCCTCTAACGCCTTCTCTTTTATGTTGTTGATAATTGCATCTTTATTTAAATAAACACCTAGACCAACTCCTACAACGGTTAAAGAAACTACACCTGAAGCTACAGCTATTGCATTAATAATTTTTTGCATTTTTTAAAAAAAATCTTATATTTTTATTCTACTGTTATATTTATAAACTAACCAGTCTAAATAATTAGCTAGGCTTAGGGTTGTCTGATTTTACCTTAGCAATAGCATCTTTCCATGTTGTTGTACCATTTACCTGATCCCAATATTGCATATCCATTTGCGATTTCCAATCTGGGTAGGAATCTTCTCTTTTTTGTTTATAGTCATTAGCACTTTTCCAAGCTGTATAAGCAGTATTAAGTTCATCATCTGTTGGTTGAGAATCACTATTACCAGAATCCCACTCAATGATTTTATGTGGAGGAGGAGTTTGATCTAATCTATAACGATTAGCATTTTTTCCTAGCTGTACTAAAGCTAAATTAATATCTGTGTCTGAGTTGATTGCCATGTTTAAGACTCCTTAAATATTTCAACTATAGAATACATTTCTGTGCCCGTTCCTGCACCGCTTGAATTAAAACCAAATCCATAAGTAGCGTAAGTATTTTGGCATCTATGTTGTAATTCAAAAACTTTTGCGGAGGCAATTGTAAATCTAGCTCTCACAATACTAAGAGTATTTATAGGGTAACTAGCATCCATTGCATTTGTACCTTTTTGTACAAAAGAAGAATCAGTCACATTATATAAAGCCAACATTGATGCACCAATATCATAAGCAATTGCTTCTCCTACTAATCTATAAGTACCTGATTGTAAAGTAAATTGATTACTACTAATTGAGACAATGTTATCTGCATCTGCTATTTCTGTATTTAAATCTCTTGTTCGCCATGCACCGTTTGAAAAAGTACCGCCATCTGTACCAGAAGATTTAACATCAGCTAAAATTGCATAACTAGCAAATTTACCAAAACCCGATGCAGTTCCAGAGCAAGTTGCATTTGCAGGGAAAGTAACATTACCTGACGCATCCATAGTGATTGCGTCTGCTGATGCTCCTGTGTGTCTTATGCTGTTAACTATTAATTTACTTGTCATGATTTATGGCTTTGGATTGGCATCTTTCACTGCCTTAATAGAATTATAAAATGCACTAAACTTAACTTTTAAATCTGAGTCAGCATCTATTGCATGCCAAAGTAAATCCAATTGATCTCCTATGGCAGGATATGTTGTAGAACCATCAGTTGTTCTATCGGTTTTATATTTAACAGCAGCAGCTTCAGCATCTAGCGTAACTCTTGCAGCATCTATATCAGATTGAACTAAAGTGATTTGTGAGCCGTCTGATTTAAAAGCACCTGTACCATCATTAACAGTAACAGCGTCAGGATATGCTTTATAAATAGCTTCGTGATCTAAACTCATGCTGCTACCTCCATTACTGTAATACTAGATGGAGTTCTAGCTATATAAGTTTGATCTACGTCACCTTTACTGCGTCCAATATACATAACTCCTGTACTAGAAGCTAAATTTTTTGCTTGTAGTTTATATGTTATGGCACTTGTTGAGCTAGGAGAATCTAAATGTTGTCCACTAGCATTTACCATGTTGTAATCTGTTCCACCACCTGTGTTAGATATTGAAATGAAATTAGATATTCTTGCTCTACTACCACTAGCATCACCTAAATATATTTGTGTTGAGTCTCTTAATAATAAAATTCCTCCAGAATATCCTCCCTCTGTATTACCTGCCGTAATACTATAACTAATTAAAATTTTATTAGAAGTTGAGCTAGGTGTTATAGAAACAGAAAGTCCAGTAATATCAGCAGTTGTATTAGCATTTATACTTTGAGTATCAGTTTTTGTTGCCGAAACAACTTGAAGAATTCTTCCTCCTAATATATAATTTCCTGTATCAGGTAAAGTTAATACTCTTGTATTTCCACTAGAAGAAGGAGCCTTAATTTCAAAAGTACCTCCTCCAGAATCAGCTGTTAATTTTATAGAACTCATGTTAACTAGGCTCCGTTGGAAAAGTAACGGATGTCATATCTAAATCACCATTACTATCTAGTTTAGGGGATGCAGACACAGGCAAATCTCTTAGTGCTTGTCTATAAGTTTTCCAAGCATCTGCAAGTGTTAAATCTGAACTAGCTCTCCAATCAGTAGCAGCTAATCTTATATTTCGTTCCTCTCTTAATAATTTCATTGGCTCTGCATTATTTAATCTTGTAACCTCCGCATCTATTTCGGCTTCAGTAGGTTTATCACTCCCTGCTAAATTTGCATAGTCCGTTCCAACCCAAGTAAACTCTCCATTGGGTTTTAAAGAAAGAAGTGCATCAAATTTATCGTGAATCATCCTGCAATCTCCATAAGAACCATATGTGCAGGCGAGTTATTATCCTGTGCTTTAAAGTTACCATCAACATTTGCAAAAGTTGTTTTATAAGCGTAAGTTCCTGCATTTCCAGGTGTATCTAAATGAACAATAGCTGCCATTTGTCCTGTAACAATATATGGGGAATAAGTTGCACCCCATAAAAGTATGTTTTGCTCACCACCTTGTAAAACTGTTGAATCTCTTACAAGATCGTAATAAACACCAGCCCTAGAATATGTAGTTCCGCCAGGGTTTCTGCAATATATTGGTTGCGAAACTGTTACAAAAACTTTACTACTATTAGTAGTTGTTGTGATAGAACAAGTTAATCCAGTATCAACTTGGGAACTTGATGATGATGCAACTGTTGTCGTTGTTGTAGCCGTAACAACTTGAAGAATTTTACCTCCAGTTCCTGCTGCAAGAGTATCAGAATCGACAGTTCCATCAGGTAAGCCACCAACTGCCAATCCTGTTAATGTTCCTGATCCGTTAATTGCAATAGGCATAATTTAAACCACCGTATAGACTGAACCGCTAGGTATAGTCAGCGTAATACCTGCATTAATTGTAATTGGACCTGCACTTAGAGCATTGCAAGTTGCTCCAAATTCAGTACCTAATGTGTAGTTAGTTGTCATGGTTGTTCCATTCTCCATAAACAGCTTGTCAGATCCTCCTCCGACAGCTCCACCACCTGACTGATCAACATAAGAAAGAACTCCAGCACCATTTCCAGCAAGTACCTGACCATTAGAACCTGCAGTTGAGGGAAACTGTACAACTTTTGTACCATTAGAACTAATACCTACAGCTCCAGAACTTACTCTGAAAATTCCTGTATCTGTGTCATCTGAAAAAGTTATAGAAGGAACTGAATTTGTCCCATCTGGAAATGTTCCACCTGCATTTAGATAATCAGCTCCTGCAAAGATAACTCCGAAGAAAGATTCACCAGATGCTGGAGCAGAACTAAAATGTATATTTGTTCCTGATAATTGAAATCCTGTTGTTCCTGAAGAGTCTGGTTCTTGAATTACACCACCAACTGAGATTAATAATTGTGTTTCATATTTTGGAAATGGTACAGGTGCAGATCCTCCAACTAAGAGAGCGAAATCTGTAGTACTACCATTAAACGAACTTGAAATATCATCAATCGCTTTGTAATCACTATTCGACCTTAAATTATTACCTATATACGGCATGATTACTGAAATCTTTTATTAGCTTCTTCTATTTTACAGAGGCTAATTTTTGAAAATTATTACTAATTTTTAAAAAAAATTAAGTATTAGGTCCTGCAGTTGATGGTTGTGTCGGCCAAACAACTTCATCAGGAGTTTTACCTGAATAAGTTTGAGGAATGTCTCTTATAACTTGTCTATATGCAGCCCACTGTGCTTGATCAACAGAAGCACCTGTTGTCATTGTCCAATCTGTACTCTGTAATATTCCATCTCTTGTAGATCTAATATCATCCCAAGTTAATCCATCAGCCTCCTCTGCTGTATTAGTTTTAGCCCATTCCAAGTATTCTTGATAGTCAGTGTTTGCTTCGTCAAGTGGTATTGATAAATATGATCCTGTATCTGTATCATAATTTTTGATACACATTGTTTCTCCATTTTCATTGTTTACTAATTTGTATTTTGAATAAGTCATAATTCTGCTGATACTCCAAATAAAGCTGAAGAACCTTGTTTTCTTACATAAACACCACTTCCATTATTAAGTCCACTAAAACCAGTAAAATCTATTGATAAAATTCTGTTATTAGAAATGGAAGTATTAATACTCGCATTATTTCCAGTATTGCTGTTTGCGTTTCCATTTACTCTAAATCTAGTGCTACCTGATGTTTTGTCATCTAAAGAAGGAATTGCTCTCATTTCTACTAATAAAGGTCTGCCAACATAAGCATTATTACTATGTGCATAACCCATTCCAATTAGATCTTCAGCAGTACTAGCAAGCACTTGATAGTATCTCTGACACCTAGCCAACTCATTCTCGAATGACCTATGCTCAAACTTTGTTTCCACGGTGCCTACTTCTAATTGCACTCCTGTAATATATAATTCATTACTTGTACTATCTAAAAAGTTACCTTGTCCACTCACTCCATGAGCTGCAGAGCTTGACCATGCAGTAGAGTCGGCTGCTTGTTGCATACTTGAACCAATAGATAATCCAAATCGAAGTGACAAACCTTCTGCATTAGAAGTAGTAGTTGCAACCGAATCTCCAGGAATTGTAAATGAATATCTTGCCCAACTTGTAGTTGGCGTAAATTTCTTTAAATAATATCTACCACTTCCTACAGGAGTGGTTAAGTGTGCAGCTAATGTTTTAGGATTAGTAGCTTTCATATACCAAGAAAAAGTAACACTTTTAGGAGATGTTTTTCCCCATTCCAAAGAACTTAGATCTTGTCCTTCTATTTTTTGACTAAATAAAACGTGTTCAGAACCACTAAGACTTGTTGACGCAGTTGTACATTTTAAAAGAACAGACTTAAAAAAACCGTCAGGAGCATCTGTTGACTGTTCAGTGGATAATGCTCCCCCTGCACTACCTGCAAATATAGTCTGCCATCTGTCAACTGTGTTATAACCTTCATTACTACCATCAGAGGTAATTACAGCACTCGTGCCACGTTGAGACACTTCCATAGTTCCATTAATTATTAAATTTCTATTACCTAACTGTCCTGCTAAAGGTAAAATATCATCTGTTAAATCTTGTTTCTCAGCTGAAGTAAAGTTTGTATTCTTTACGTTTGTAGAAAGTCTATCTGAACTTACTGTATTAAGAGCCATTTGTTATATCTCCTTAAGTTTGATCTAGATAACTTACAGTTGCATCTATTTTACTCGCAGTGCCAGCTCTTATTCTAAGAATATCGTTTGCTTGCATTATTATTTTTGATCCAGCTATTATTTCTAAAGAACTACCTGCAGGTACAGGAGCATTTTTTATAAGATGAGTATTATCTCCACTGTTTTTTATTAAAGAAACATCAACCTGAACACTAGATGCTGAGGTATTTGAAAGTAAAATACTTAATAAAACTAGTGTTGAACTACCACCAGCGGTAACAACAGTTGCATTAGAACTAGTAACTGCATCCGTTACTACGTTTAATTTAGTGTCGCTTTTGAAGGTATTTGCCATATTATCCTAGTGCAAGAATTAATGCAATTTGATCAGAAAAATTGGTAGTAGTTGCAGATAATGTTCCCGTTATAGTTACATTACCTGGAATTGTTACTGCCCCATTAGAATCTATTGTAAGACGTGCAACTCCTCCAGTTACTATTGATATCTCATCATTAACAGGACTTATCAAGCCTGTATTAGTGTCTCCGTTAAATTTTAAAGAACAATTATTTAGATCACCAGTTTTCGAAAATAATGAATTTGAACCATCTTGTCTTAATAATGGAAAACCTCCATTAGTTATTGCATCATGTATTACAACAGTTTTTAATGAGGTATCTACTGTGACTTCACCATCAGCACCTTTAAAACTAGTGTGCTCAGCTGTTGTTCCTCTTCTAAATTGAACTTGGGTTGCCATAATACTATCCTAAAGCCACTGCTATAGCCGTAGCAAAATCCTCCGTTGCAAAGGATCCTGACATATTAATTGTAACTTTGTTACCTGTTGCAGCAGTTGTGATGTTAGTTCCTCCTTCAATATCTAAAACTTCTGAATTTAAATCAATAGCAATAGTTCCAGAGTCAGCTTCAATATCTAAATCCTCAGCAGTAATTTGAGTATTTACATAAGCTTGAGTTGCTATAGTTCCATCTGAATCAGGAAATGTTAATGTCCTAGTCTGACCAGCTGTAATAGAGGCAGAACTAAAAGCACCAATTTTTGTATTATCTGAGTTATTTCTAATTCTGAATCCACTGTCATTTGTAATAACTGCAGTAGAAGTTATCGATGCTAATCCAGCAAATGTTGTTGTGCTACTTCCAAGAGCAACTCCAGTGCTACCAATAGTTAAGGAACTATTTGCAAGATTACTGTTAGCAATTGAAGATGCAGTAGTTAGGACAGTTCCTGTTTCGGCTGGTAAAGTAATTGTTACATCCGCTGTTGATGCAGGACCTTTTAGTGTTGCAGAGTTTGTTCCGTTATCAGTATCTTCTTTAAAAACTATACTTCCTGCAGAAGATGACGATCCTGTAAGAACTGGATCAGTAAGACTTTTATTTGTTAAAGTTTCTGTTCCTGTTGTAGAAACTAATGTGGCATTTGAAACAGCAGTATTAAATTGAGCGAATGTCCCAGTTAAAGTATTATTTGCAAGGTTTACAGATTTATTTGTTAAAGTTTCAGAACCCGTTGTGGTTGCAAGAGTTGCATCTGTAACAGCAGTGTTGAACTGAGCTATAGTTCCTGATATTGTATTTGATCCAAGAGCTAAAGTTTTATTTGTAAGAGTTACTGAATTATTTAAAGTTACAGGATAAGAAATATCACTTGTGAGTGCAACTGTTCCACCTGCATCAGGAAAAGTTATAGTACGATCTGCAGTCGGATCAGTGACCGCTAAAGTTGTTTCAAAATCATTCGCTGTAGCTCCTTCAAAAACTATTTGTCCACTAGCAATTGTTATTGCATTTGCAGCATCAGTAACTCCAGATATTAATGTTGTGGAGGCTAAAGATGTTAATCCTGTAAAAGTTCCTTGAGTAGCTCCAAGAGCAACTGCAGTACTTCCAATAGTTATATCATCATTTGCTAGTTGAGAATTAGGTATTGCACTGGTTCCAAGAACTCCAGTAGAAGAGTTATAAGTTAAACCATTTCCAGACGCAACACTTACTGACCCTCTAGCTCTTGCTTGTGTAAAATATTCATTTGTACCCTCACTTAAATCGGAAGTACTATTTCCAGCAAAATCTAATTTATCTGCAGAAGAATTTAACTCCTGAAAAAGACCAGAAACAAGTACTAACGCCTTTCTAGTTGCCATTTCATATCTCGATCAAGTCCTTAACCAAAAGAACTTATTTATATTTATTTTACGACCACTAAATTGTTAATCTATTTCTATCGGTGGCTCCGTTTTTACTACTAAAGATGTTGTAGTAGCAGCTTCTCCAACCCTTGTCACAAAATGTCCTGAGCTAGATGGGGGAGTCTTTACTATCGCTCCTGCAGAACTAGCAGATAAAAAATAATGATCTCCTGCATCTAATCCTGAAACAGGAGTAATACCTTCAACAATACATCTAACTAAATTTCCAGCAGATACAGTTGTTTCTACAAATCCTACTACTCTTGCTTTATCTTGTGTATCATTAGCTATAGCCTTTCCAAGTTGCCCATCACTAGATCTTGAAAATACAGCATCTCCTTGGGTTAAATTTTCAAAAGCATTTGCAGCAAAACCATTTATTTTATTTGCTATTTGTCCTGGAAAATTTGATTTTAAATCAATTAATGCTTCAGTAAATCCCTGAGCATTAGGTGCATAAGGTTCGTAAGCCATTAACTTAGTTTAACTGGGGGTTCAATTTGAATAGATAATTTGGTTGCAGTTGCAGCCTCACCTATTCTTACAACTGCCTGTCCTGCAGAAGAAGGAGGAGTTGCAGTTATTGCACCTGCTGTTGTAGCAGATAAGAAAAATAAATCTCCTGCATCTAATCCCGATATGTCTTTTAATCCAGCTACTGCAACTTGTAATGACTCACCAGTAAGAGCAGATATATTTGCAAATCCAATCACAAATGCATTTTCTATAGTTCCATCTGCAGCACTAGCTTTACCTACTTTTCCGTCTGATGTTCTCATATATAAAGCATCACCTTCAGTAACATTCTCAAAAGCAGTAGCATTAAATGTGACTTGAGCAGGAGCAAATGTTGGAAATCCTTCTTTTAAATCAATTACTGCATCTACTAATCCTCTGTAATTAGGCTCATATGGTTCACGAGCTAAGTTTACATTATTAGCTATCATCAAATCTCTTAGTGCAGCAATAGCTCCTTGTATATTTGGTTCGTACCCTGTTGCCATGTTAATTACATATAATTATCTATTTTAAACTGTGCCTACCATTATAATTAAATTATGGAACCTCAAGTCATTGCAGCTATTATTTCTGGTAGTATTGGAGCCTTTGCTGGTATATCAAGGGCTTTAGGTAATTTTAATAAAAAATTAGATAGAAGATTTGAAAATATAGAAAGAAAAGTAGAAAAATTAAAAAATGAAGTTTTACATGATTATGTATTAAAAGAAGATTTTTTAAGAGAAATGCAAGCAGTTCACAGTAAATTAGATAGAATTTTAGATCATTTATTAAATAAGTAACTAGACAGCTTGCCAATTATTAATTGAAGACAAATATATTTTTAAAGCTCCACCACTATTTGTATCCCAAACTAATTGCCCATTAACAGGATTAGTAGGTAATCCAGCAGAAACAGATGCAACTGCTTTTACGATTTGAAATGATGATCCATCATGAACTTTAAATATTTGAGTACTAGCTGTATCTAACCAAGTTTCACCCTTACTAGAAGAAGTAAATCCAGTAGGGGAAATGTTAGGTGCAGTAGATCCAATATGAACAGGTCCTACCTTAATTAAACCTGTACTTGGAGATGCAGTATTATCTGCAAAGAATAAACCTGGACTTACACTATTATTGTTAACCGCTAATTCACCAGCTCCTAATCTTATTGGGAAAGGTCTGTCATGTGCTGTGCTCGATCTACGAGATTGAATTTGTACTGCCATAATTAGACATTTATATATAGTCCTGCATCTACTACTGTATCTTGGGCAGTCTCTGGATTATATGTTCCAGCATCCATGTTACTTGTATTAACTGCATCATCTAATAATTCGCCATTTATATAATCTCCAGCTTGTAATAATCCTGCTTCAAAAACATTAGTAAATTCCGATAGTGGTCTATTTACAATTCCAAATTTTATATCATCTAAAACTGTTGGAGATTTATTAAATAATTTATTGACCATTGCGATCATTCTGTTTGTAGTATTAAAAGCTTTTCCTGATCTATTCAAACCACCTGTTTCATCTCTTTTTAAACTATCAGTTAAAGTCATTGCAATAACAGAAGGATCAAAATTAGCTATATCTTGAGGTAAGTTAAAATCACCAATAATATTTTTATTACCTTCCCATTTTGTTGAGCGATTATATAAAGCAAATACTTCAACAGCTTCTTGCATCTTTCTTTTTTCTTTTGCCCATCTTTTTTCCCAACTTTCTAATCCTTTTCCAATTGGTTTATCACTAGGCTCTAATAACCATGCTCCAACATATTCGTGTTTCTTTAAATTTTCAACAGTTACATAACCACCTGTAGTCTGTGTAAAAGGATAAATAACAGTAAAACTATTTGGATTAGGAACATCAGTAATTGTATATTCACCTGATATTGCATTTCCACTTGTAAAATTTAATTGAATTTTATCGTTTTTATTTAAATTATGATTCTCAAAATCTACAGTAATATTAATACCATCTTGATTATATTTTGCTGCTAATTTAAGTGGTTCATTACCCTCATCATGAAGTATCGACCACATAGCTGCATAAATATGCTTGCACCAACGTAATTGATAATATTGTAAATTTTGAAAAGAATCTTGTTTTTCATCTTCATACTCAGGTAACTCGTAAAAATTATTTATAGTCACATAACCTAAATCTCTAAATACTCCAGGCTCATCTCTTCTTTCATCTAAAGATCCATCATTTTGAATTATATTTCCAGGCTTTGTATCTCGAATTGCAGTTACAGGAAACTTCTCATGATTATTTCTACTAAATAAATCATAACTATCTCGTCTAGAAAAATCTTGACAAGAACAATTCCATCTTAGTTCTGTAGTTAAAAATCTTCCTACTGCAAAACCTCTATGAGCTGGTACAGTTGTTTTAGCTATTGTATCTACAGTTTTTGCACCATAGCTATCTGCTTTTTGAAAAATAATTTCATTTGTTGTAGCATCAGATCCTGTTACTGTATATCCAACATAATCGTCATATCTAAATCCTCTTATTAATCTAAATAATTTTAAATTTCCTGAAGTTGTTCCAGTAGGAATTGTAGTGAATTTAAACTGTGTAGAACTAGTAACTTCGATTGTATATCTACCTGATAAAACAGCTCCTGTACTTACTTCAACAAAAACTTTATTATCTGTAGATAATCCATGAGCGGAACTACAAGTAACGGTAACTGTAGATCCTGATCTTGAATAGGTAGAAGATATACCAGAGTCTCTTTCAACTATTCGATCTGCCATCCTTTCTCCTGCTAAGAAAGCAACTTCAGTAGGTAAAGATCTAAGTTTTACTCTTATAAATCTCCAACGAGTATCATTAAATTCTGTTGAATTATGATAAACAACATTTCCCGAAGTTGTAGCAGAATTAGAAGCAGTTAAGGTAAAAGTATTCTGTGTCTTACTTATAATTGTTAGAGTCTCATCTGTCGCACTGCCTGTAGATATATCTAAGTAAACATCATCTCCTGGAAAAAGACCATGATCATTTTTTGTGACAACTAACGTAGTTCCACTCTGTGAGTATGTAGCATTTACTTGAGGTGCTAAATATCTAACATCTAATATTGGTAAACCAAAATCATAAAAACTAAAACCATCTGTATCTCTCATTCCACAAATATGTTCTCCTAATTCTTGATTAGTAGAAGGAAAAGTAAATATTCTTGCAGGTATGAAAACTCCAGGAAATTGTTGAAAAGTAAAAAATAATCTATAGTCTCCTCTTTTATCTCTTTCTTTAGCAGTAGATCCTAGTATCTGTTGTGTAAATGTATATAATTCATAGCCTCTTCTCCATCTAGTCCATAAAGAATCTTGGTTATAAAATTTAACTTCACTTTCTAATGCATAACCATCAGATCCTCTTGGATAGACACTAGGTTTTTTTGGAATATTCTCAAAATTTTTAAAATTATTTTTTAATTCGAAATTTGATTTATCTTCGAATTTTTTAAATCCGAATGACATAATCTTTAATAGAATCCACCCTGTACGTTACAGTAGAATCCATTTGTTAAAGCAGTAGAACCACTTGCTGCTACATATAATGCCTGTCCTCTTCTTAGCATTAAACCTCTTTGTTTTGGAGCTATTTCATTATTAGCACCAGCAAAGTTTAATGCACCTGATTGAACTACAGGATGATTTATTAAAGGTAATTTTTCAGTTAGTGTTGTACTTAAAATTTGATTTTCTGATACTTGAGGAATACTTTGAGTAAATAGAGGGAAAAATTGGTTGATGTTTGTAATTGTTCCTGTGCTAACAAGATAAAAACAAAAATCAATAGGTAAAGAAACATTAACATTTCCATTTGCTGCTGACTGTGATGGAACTGTTACATCAAAAGTTGTAGACGTAAAATTAGCAGTGTCCGCAACTGTAAAAGTATCATCTGTTGGAACAGTTCCTGTGTTATATGTAAGAAAATCTAAAAATACTTTTTGACCTATTTCTAAATTATGTCCACCTGATAAAGTTACTGTACAGACCGTGCCAGTTGCAGAATAAGTACCTTGAGTAGGAGTTACTGCATCAAGTTTTTGTATAGACCTTTTTGTATATGTAAACCAAATCTCATCTATATATGCTCCACTAATAGAAGTGTCAGTTAATGCAGAGTCAACATCAAATACTTTTGTTGCATTACCAACAGCTGTTGGGATTAAACTTGTTAAAAATGATTGTCCAGACGAAACCGTACACAGTGTCGAATTCGTTGCTGGGCGATCAACCATTAATGGTTGTTTGTTTGAACTACTGCTTGCCACGTTTATTTATTCATAGGACTTGTTTTAATTATATAGGAAGGCTTTTTTACTTATCTTTTTTCTCTTCTTTTTTATTTTTCATCATTTTAGACTTATCTAAAGCTTCTTTACGCTTCTCTTTATCAGACATTTCCTTGCCATCTTCTTTCTTTTTATTTTTATTTTTAAAATATTCTAATAATTGTGGTGGCATTTTTTTCTTAGCCATTTAATCTTCCTCCTCCCTCTCTATGGGAATGTCTAAAGTTTGAGTAAATCGTTTAGGTAGATTAGTACCTTTTGTATAAGAAAAAGGTGCTTCATCAGGGCGAACAGAAAATATATCTACTCGCTTTTCTCCTGCCATTCTAGTACGCCTCCTTCCTTTAAAAGGACTAGCTTTTTGTCTCTCTCTTGGACTAATAATATCCCTATCTCTTTTTATACCTAAAGTATATCCAAGTTTAGTTGAAGGTAAAACCATTATCTATGATTAGTTTCTAATAATATTCTTGTTCCTACAGCTACGTCGGCAGGTCCTGGCAGAGCTTGTATAAATTCTGCACCTTCTCTATTAAACCTGTATCTAGCTTGAGCTGGATTTCTATAGTTTGGGACATATAAATGCATTGCTAATCTATCAGTTTCATAAATATAAATTTCTGTCCAAGTTTTTAAAGTTTCACGAAAATCTGAAGTTGCAACTGTTCTATCAACATCACCTGCAATACTCTCTATTCTATTTCTTGGAATAGTATCGTTGTTAATACTTCCAGTCATGTCTGTACGCTTTTCTGCTTCGTCACAACGACCTAACTGTTCAACAATTTTACTAACCCAAAAAGAATCTTGAACATTATTTAATGCTTCTTCAAGTCTAGCTTGATCACCAGCAGGTATTGAAGTTAAATTATAACCTAAATGCCAACGTACTTTTGATTGTAAAAAGGTATCAAGCTTCATTCAAACAAGTAAAATTTACCTGTTACTAGTCTACTCTCACTAAGTTTTCTTTAAATATTTCATCCCAATCTATTCTTTTAATACCTCTTAGCTGTTCTAACTTTGTAAATCTTTCTCCTGAAAGAGTAGTTTGTAAATCTTTTATATCTCTAGCAGTCTTTAAACCTACGCCAGGTAAGGCATCTGCTATCTGTCTAGCACCTGCTGTATTAATATTTATTCTAGTGTCAACAGGAAAAGTTTCTCTATTAGATACTTTTGCTTCTTTATCTCCAGTTGCATTTAATTCTGCTTTTAATCTTTCTTCTGTTTTTATTTTTTCACTGGTAGCTCCTACACAAGGAATTAAATCTTCATCATTTACATACTCAGTCTCGTCGTTAGCATTTATGACCATAGAAACACCTTCTCCATGCTGAGATATCTTCTCTACTATGCCTCCAGTAATTTTGTGTTGATACAACATAATTTAAAAAAATCCTTCTTTATTTAGAATAACTCAATAAATTTTTCTTGACAATAAAAAAGCGAGCCATAAAGACTCGCCTTTCTACTAATTCTAAAAATATGAATTATGAATCTGTTCCACCAACTTGTGAAGCAAAGTCCACAAAGGAAGAAACGTCATCCCAAGATACAGCTGTTGCTGGACGTAAGTAGTTAACTCTACAAACGATGTAAGCTGCTCTACCAGCAGTTGAATCGTCAGCTGAGATAAATACACCATCACCACTAACTGTTGTACCAGTAATAGCATCGACATTATAAACTTTAAAAGTTGTGTCGGCTGTTACTTTGTACATCATGGAATTTGCAGCATCTGCTCTTTCGATAGTAGATGTTACAGATGTCCAAAATGGAACATCACCAGTAGTTGTATCAGATGCACCTTGAGCAAATAATGAACTAGATGCAGTCAGAGAACTATGAGCAGCAGCATTTCCTAGTAACTGAGTAGTTGGAACACCAATTGGGTTACCACTATTATCAGGACCAAGAAGTATAAGCTCACCAGTTGTACCACCGAGATCTGCTGTTATTGGAGATGCTGGGAAGCTAGGAAGACCACCTGAAGGTGTATCCTGTGCAATTGCTATGGAAGCTCCATAAACATATGCAGGTCTAGCTGCACTTGCATTGACCACTAAACTTGTGCGGTCATCTCTCACTCTGTCACTTACTCTTCTATCTGGAGAAGGCACAGTGATATTGAAACTTTTAAAACTAGCTTTATCAGCTGCTACGTTAGTTACTTTTACATAACCAATCTGTTCAAAAAGTTCAATTCCAGGCCAACCAAGTACACCTTCACCGTTGAATGAGGATAACTTATTGATCTGATTTCCAGGTTGCAAGATTGCTCCTGCGTTACTTTTGTAAGTTGCCATTAGTTAATACCTCCTTATTCTGTAATTGTAAAGGAAGTGGTAATGAAGTCCTTATTCAAGTTCGCAAAGCCAGCATAAAGTTGCCATATAAGAATAATGAATCTTGAGAAATCATCATTATTATTAATTAAAACTTGAGCGTTAGGACCACCGATACCAACACCGATAGCTTGAGGACCAAAGAACAATCCAGCAGGAGTTGTTTTTGATACTGCACCGTTTCCATCTCCAATATCGACCGTAATTGTCTTAGATGGGAAGTTTGTAGATTCAAAGAATCTTACTCCTTCAAACACGAATCCAGAAGGCATAACTGGTTCACCAGCTACGAACTGAGCTTGTCCATACTGTCCACCAGCATAGATTGCTTGGTTAGGAGCCATTGCACCCATTAAAGGTGAACCCTGACCCATTCCTGGATATCTTGCTACTTCACGGAAGCCTTGATCGGCTCTTAGATCTTTCATAAATGAAGGATCTGCTATACAACGATAATATCCGTCTGCGAATACTGGTACGTGACGCTTTCTTAGACTCTTAACTACCTCAAGGAGGTCAGTCTTAACATTGAACTTAAAACGCTCAGAAGCAAATTCTGTAGCAGAGTAAGCATTCAATTGTGTAGAGCTAGACTTTGTCTTACCATTTGGATAGTAATAACCACCCTGTGTATCAGATGCAGCACCACGAGATTCAGATTTGAATAGTTCATCAATGAATACTCTGTCTCTCCATCTACGGTAATCGTCTAACAAGGTCAACGAACCAATTGATTGATGGAACATATTTAAGTTTCCAGTATCAAGCAATAAACGCTGAGCTGTCATTAGGGTTTCTCTAGCAATCTTAAATGTGCTAGGAAGAGTTGTATTATTAGGGTCAGCAGGACCTGTATATTCCCTAAGAGATACAAGTACTTTGTCCTTTACGATAGATCTGCTGTTTGCTGTGCCAATTGTCTGGTCTTGAGTCCTCTCTCTTGAGGTCTTAGTTCCAGGATTGCCAAAGAAACGATAGCGGTCTAACTGAACGGTCTGACCTGGCTGCTTGGTGAAGTCATGTACGACCACAGGCTCGGAAGCCATTTCTACGATATACGCAGGGTGGGGCCTATACAGCTCAGCACCAAGAAGCTTCGGAAAATCGTTATCTATAAACATTTTTAGAAGTCAGCTAGGTTTGCTGATAGCGAACACTTGATTGTGTTCTTTGAAACTGGAAAATAAATTCCATTAAGTACAATTATACTTACCCTTAATAAACGAGATTATATAAGTTCTGTCTAACCGATGACGTTTTCGTCAGCACGAGATGTATAACCATCTACCATATTTCCTAAAGAATAAGTTGCTGAAGGAACAACACCTATTCTATGCATTGGAGTTACATATCCATCTTCAGGTTGTAAATCAGGTTCACCAGCTTTTATCATTTCTGCTTCCATCATCATTTGAGCTAAAGCTTTTTCTGCCTTACCTTTTGCTTTTTTAGCTTTTGCGTGTTCCATTTACTTTTTACCTTTCTTTGATTCTAAAGGAGGCTGACCTACAGGTAACTGCATAAGTCCTGCTGCAGGTATGAATTTTGCCAAGAACATTTGTTCCTGACTTCTTATTACATCTTGAGTTTGTTCTGCAGCTCTTAAGTTCTGTGGAGCTAATAATCCGTTAGCAGGTAAAGGAGAACCTGGCAAATTTAATTTTAAATATGATGCATCTAAATCAGAAGGCATCTTCGCACCCTCTACAATTCTTGTATCTCCCTCTTTCATTCTTATATTCGCATATTCATCTCTATTACCAGATGCTACTTGTGACATAGTATCAGTTCCACCAAAACCTATTAACTGGGGAGCACCTATAGGTCCACCTGCAGTTCCTATACCTTGTAAAAATTTATCTGCTTTTTCGGAAGTACTGGCTTTTTTGTGTTTCATAGTTAAAAAATAAAATGGGGTGAAATTTTAAAAATCACCCCTTTTTTTATTATTCCATTACGAGAAGTTTCTCACGGAATACTTGAGGATTTTGCTGTGCAGCATTTAAATATCTCCAAGCATTTTGTGGATCTCTATCGGCTGCTCCACCGAAATCTTTCCAAAAGTCCTGTGAATTTGCAGGAGCTTGTGGCTGTGGAGGAACAGGCATCTGTGGTCTTGCAGGAGCTTGTGCTTGAGCTTGACCTTGTGCAGCAGCTGGGTTAGGTAGCTGTTGACCTGCAAAAGTAGGAGCTTGTGGATTTGCAGGAGCTTCATCCTCTACTGGATAAGGTCCATTCTCTCCAAAGAACTCACATGTATAGTCAGCTAAAACATCAGGATCTGTAAGAATCTGCTCATATGCTTTATGCTCTGTTGACATCTCTTGTAGTAGATTTACTGCTTCTTGTAGTTGCTGATTTGTTTGAACTAAAGAATCTTCAATCTTACAAGCATAATCATTAAGAATTGCAGGAGCATCTGCACCAAAATGATTAATTACTTCAAGACTTGTTTCGCTTACTCCGTTTGCTAGGAGTTGGTCGTTGGTTATCCCTTGAGAAGTTTGGGAAGAGTTGTTGGAGTATGCCTGGTTGCTGTTGCTCGAAGGCATATAAGTCTGCTGACCCTGATTGCTGTATGGGGTTGTTTGTTGGAATCCGTAATTGGCTTGGTCGGCTGTTTGGCTCTGAGTCGACTGTTGACCCTGGAACGGGAATTGGACTGGTGAACTCAGGAGTCCTACCACCTTCGTGAATGCGTCCTTGTATGGGTTCTCCGCTTGTGGGGCTGCCTGTTGTGGCTGGGGGTTGTACTGAGTAGGGTTGTATTGGATCCCTTGTACCCCCATCTGGGCTTGAGCCACTGGAGCTGGAGCCTGTTGGGGTTGGGAAGGAGCCACCCATTGGGAATTCCCTGAAACCGCTTGTGTCTGAGGAGCTACGTAGCTGCTCTGCTGGGTCGGGGATGTCTGGGGTGCTGATTGGGTCTGCTGAGCGGTAGCGTCCTGCATAAGTTACCTCTTTTTGTAAACTTTCTAATGTTCGATATAAGAATGGAGTTAAATCCAAACGTGGATCAGCTGCCATCGGTAAGTTAGGCTGCTGAGGATGTGGGGTTCGCATTTCCTGATTTATTAAGTCAATAAATGCGGAATATGCCCTCTGTACTTCACCTACCATTCTAAACGGAAAACCAGAAAGCATCGCTGCAATTTCGTCGTCAGTTTTCGAAGGAAATAAGTACTTCAGTGCTTCTATACTATCAACCCCCAATTCTTGAAGGTTTCTAGTAAAAATGGATTGATTGAGTTTATCTTGAGCTGTATCTTCATAAACAGGACCCATCCATCTCCAAAGAACTGTTCTATCTCCATCAGGTGCTAGTCCTAATACACCATCAGGAATCTCTCTTGTTTCTACTGCAGTATCAATAGCCTGTTGAAGTTTTTGTTCATATTTAATTTTTTGCTTTTCATACTTTTCTAAAGCTTTAGGATCTTCTGTATTTTCTGGTAATTCAGGATATTTTATTCCTGAAGAAAACGCTAATGATTTTCTAAAAATTTGTTCTTCTTGGAAAATAATTAATTCAAAAACTTTACAAATTCCATACTGATAAATCTGTAAACATTTTTTCTTAGCAGTAGCACTTACACGTCCATACGCAGATTTAATTTCTGTAGCTGTTACGTTTGTGATACTTAAATCATCTATACCTCCAAGAGCTAATCTAATTTCACTTCTTAATTGTTCTGAGAATCTTGCTTGATCAGAACTGACAGCATTTGGAGTTATAAAGCCTACTCTGTCAGATGGCTCTAAATTAGCTATAACTCTTGGAACTCTCATTCCACTACCTGGCCTTCCTGTATAACCTGGCTGTTGTCTTGTTATTGGATCTTGTTTATATGTAGAGCTAAATAAATCTACATTTGAAGCAAAACCTGATTGACTAGATATACTTGGTCTTTGTGCAGTCTCAGAATCACTTTCTACAATATCTTGTTTTGGTCTAGATGATAGAAGTGTTGGATTACCAAAGAATGATAAGTTTGCTCTTATATTCTTAACCATTTCATCATGAGCAGAAATCTGATTAGCAATAAAATCAAATTCACCTGAACCATCTGTACCAAATGCATCAGGATTATTAAATACTTCAACACATGGAATAAACTCCATAGTATTTTCTACAATTTTTTTATCAAAAGTCGCAAAATTTGTATTTTCTTGATCAAAGGTTATTTCTTGTTCTGCATGATATTCTTCTATTTCTGTAGCAGTAATTTTTAATCTCATATATCTTTTATCAGTATTTAAACCAACTCCAGCAAAACCTTTAGAAGATCTAACTTTATATGGATAAATAATAATTACTTCTTCTAGTTCCCCTTCAGGTGAATAATATGTCCTATAAGAATCTTTATTAAACCAATAAATTCTATAAGATTTTTTGGTTGGTCTTATATAAAATAATCCTTTTCCGTATGATAAGAATCTATCCCATATTGCATCTAATCTTGCATCTAATTGATTAAATTTTATAACTTGCTGAATGAAATCAAATCTTTGTGTTCCAAAATTATCTTGTTGTGGATAAAACTCAACTCCCTGTCTTATACCAAACATCTTCATTTGGGATAAGTGAGAACTAACCAACATTGTGTCTGCTGTTCCTTTTCCGTCACGAGTAATGACGGATTTAATCATTTCATCTAGAACAGCTTTACTATTACTCTCCATTAATTAGATCCCTTTGTTATTGGTCAATGACATAACCAGCATGTAAACGCTTTAATGTAATTACATCTCCTTCAACTTCAACATCAAATCTTTCATTTGGTTGAAGTGCCATGTCGTGACATAGCTCATCGGGTAATGAAATCACAGCTGAACCATAAGCATCTTGCTCAAGTTCAAGTTTGTAAAATGAAGGTTCTGGCATTGTTAATACTTCTAGTTTAAATCCTCAATACTCTAACTCAAGTTTTCCACGAGTCATTAACCCATTACATAGCCAAACTAGAGCATCTACGCAATCATCATGTGAGCTAACCCCAAAATTAACTATCTCATCTGTAAGTGCTCCAAACTTACGATACTTATTAAAAATAATTTTTCTTTGTTCAAAAAGTCCCATTATTCCTCGAAATCTTGCAACTTTATCTCCACGGAATCCTTTTACTGGATGCCAAATTAAATTATACAAACCTTGCTCAGTTTGACATATTCTTTTAAAGTCTGCTTCTAAAGAAGCCTGATATGCAACAGCCTCAGACCATACATGTAAAGAAGTTCCTGTAGGAAAATAATTTTTACCATCTTTCATAATTACACCCCACTCTTCCATCATTTCCATTAAAAGTTCTAATTTTTCTAAATTTCCCATCACCCTAACTCGTTTGCAATCAATAATATGAATCTTATCTTTTACTCTGCCACCCATAACAAAAACTGTATAATCATTTCTTTCTCTAACTCCAGCTGATAAATCTACCCCCACTCCTAAAGCATCAAAATCTGTGGATATATTTCCTTTAACAATTAAATCTGGAGATAAAGATAGTTCACTAGTTTGTACAACTTGATTCTGATATTGATAACTAAATGCTATTGGAGCTATTCTTCTTCTTTGACTTAGATAATCTAAAGACCACATATCAGGCCAGTATGATACTTCTTCTCCTTCTTTATCTACAGTTATTGCAGATTGGACTATTTGTTTCCAACCATTAGCAGCAAGAAAAGTTCTGCTATGAATATCATCATGTCTAAATCTAGTACCTAAACAAATAGCTCTTGCACCTTGAAACATAGTAGGAACAATAACTGCATTCCAATTATCTTCCATAGCTTGGCGAATATCTTTATTTTTAATATCATCAGCACTTTTAATAGCATCATCAATTATACAAAGATGAGATCTTTTTGAAGTAACAGCACCTTTTAATCCTGCACAACAAACACTAAATTCTTCTTCACCAGTGGATTTTATTCCTGCAAATTTCCAATCTATACTCCAATATTCATTTGAATTAATTCCTTTAGCAATCTTTACTGTTGGAAAAATTTCTTTATAAATTTTACTTTCTTCTATAATTCTTTTAATTGCTGCACTCTTTGGTCTAGCAACATCAACTGTATAAGAAATATATAAAATTTTTAAAGGCATTTTATTTAAAGCATGTATTCCAATAGCCCATGCTGTATATAAACCTAATACGGTAGATTTTGCAGATCCTCTAGGAGCCAATATGTCAACATTAGGACCTGCAATACCCTTAAGACATTCACTATCATCTCCTGTACATAAAAATTTGTGCCATTCAAGGTGGTGTTTCGCAGGAGGTTTTCCCCCTACAACATCACAAAAATATGCAAAACTTTTTCTAGCCCTTTCTACATCAACATTAGAAGTTTTTTTGACTACTTGTTGTTTTGCAGCTGCTCTGGCTGTGCGTCTATAAACGCTGTAAATACTTGTACCTGCCATGAGTTTAGCTTAGCGTAGTTTTGCTTAAGATTCTTCTTGAAGAATTTTTGTCCAAACTCCCATTGATGCTTCCTGTAAAGGTCCTTCAATAGGATCATCTCTGAAGATAGATAACATTTCACGTAGTGCTCTATCTGCACCAGCCAAAATTAATCCTTGTTTATCTTGTAAAATTTTTTTATCTTCTATTTGTTTTATAGCTCCACGTAATTCTTTTTGTAACATTGCTATTCTTGCTGCACCCATATCTTGCTTAACAATTCCCATATCAATTGCATCACGTAATTTATTTATATCAATCTGCATATTATCTATTTCAGATTCTAAAACTATATTAAAATTACGTTTTTTAAATTCTTTTGTAGACCATTCATTGCATTCCACAACTGTCCCTTGAAAACCTAAAAAACGGGAAAATAAATATATCTGTATTGGAGAACTGGCTTTTTTACAAAATTCAAGAAAGGATTCACGGTCTTTGTTAGTTAAAGTCTGAATCCATTTCTTCATGTTCTATATTGGTCTTGTGCTTGTTCGAAATCCCTATTCTCTTTATAGCGTCTAAACATCTCTCTTTGCAACTCTGTTGTTCGAGTTTCTTTACCTGTTTCTCTTGTTAATGCTCTATCCTGTTCTCCTGCAGTTTCTAATCCTCTTCTATACTGAAGACCAGTTTCTCCTATTTCAGCACGACGCTCCTGACCAACAACTCTTTGTGTTGCACGAGTGTCTTCCCCTGCTTTGTCTATAGTTAGACGTTGTTCTGCAGCACCTGCCTGACCACGTCTGATATCTTGACCAGCAAAGAACTCTGCATTAGTTCTATCTAATTGAGCACCAAGTTCCATATTCAACCTTTGTTGCTTTCCACTTACTTCGTTTAAAGCTGACTGACTGGCAAGAGCCTGAGTAGGAACCTGCGTAGTAGGAGCTGGTGGTGGAGCAGCTGGTGGATATATTATCTGTGGTGGTGGGGCTGATCTGCCTCCCATGATTAATTACCTCTTAATACTCTTTTAGTTTAGATTAACCAAATCGACGTTGCATTCCAAGACCTGCAAATCGAGTTGCAGCATCCTGTTGTGTAGCAGTGGCTCTTTGTCTCTCAGCTTCAGTTAAAGAAGCTAGAGATTGTTGCTCTTGTTTTGCAGACATGATCTTTTGAATATTAGAAGGCATTGCTTCTAATGCTCCTCTTACTTTCAATCCTCTTTGTGCAGCCTGTTCTGCAGCTTTATTTAAAAATGCCTGTCTTAATGGTTCTGTTGCTGCATACATCGCAGTAGAATCTATTGCCTGTTGTCTTGATAATTTTCTTTGTAAAGGAATCATTCCTTCTGCATATTTTAAATTTGCTTCAACAAGTTTATCCATATCTCCATACGGACCTAGTTTTTCTGCTTCAGCATCTTTTTTTAATTGATCTTTAATTGTTTTACTTAATTTAAAATCTGTTGGTTTACCACCTAATCCTGATAATGGATTAACATCACTCAAACCTAAAAATCCACCACCTCTTTGATCAAAATCTGTAAGATTTAAAGTAAGTGCATCACCAAGACCTGCGGTAAATCTTCCTAAACCTTTTTGTCTATCTTTAGAAACAAGTTTTCCATCAAGTAATTCCTGTTCTTTTCCAGGAGATCCAAAAAGAAACTGTGCTACTTTACCTCTTACCGATGGTTGTATTTCAGGTGTAACAGGAACTAAATTACCTGTTGGATTCAATTCAGCTACTGCTGCCTCTGGAGTTATATCAAAGTACTTTGCATACTCACTAGTAGTAGTTATTTTACTAGGATCTGGAAACTCTTCGCTTAGCTTAACTCGTTTGTTATTGCCAACTTTTCCAGTATCTATTCCATTAAGAGAAACTGTATGTTTTGACATTTAATAATTGTACCTCTGAGTAAGGGCATCTCCTGCCTGTTGAGCAGCAGTCATGCCTAAGTTTAATCCTGCTCTTTGCATATTTTCTGTAAGAGCTGCTTGAGTTGCTATGTTCTGTCTTATGCCTGCACCTGCCATGCTTCTTGCAAACTCATCTCTCTTAGCTTGCTCTGCAAACTTTCTAACAGTTGGAAGAACTATGTTCTGAGCATCTCTTAAAGCTTCAGCATCTTTTATTGTTCTTAGTCTTCTACCTGCATCTAAACCTAAAGGACTTAATACACTTAAAGGATCTCCTGTAGGTGAGATTCCTCCGTACATTCCCATTCCTGGGGGTAATGCAGATCCACCCATTCCTTCTCCTCCAACGGTTCCATATCCTGCTAATCCTGCAGCTCCTCTAGCAACATTAGCTGCTCCGCCTCCTATAGTTCCTCCTCCTAATCTTCCTGCTGCAAGACCTACACCAACAGGAGCAGCAACTCTAGCTAAATTAGTTAAAGCACCTTGAACTTGCAAAGGAGCTCCTCCAGCTGCAGTAAGACCTTTCATTACTCCTCTTGCACCTGCTAACTGAGCACCTTTTGCCACTCCTCCTAAACCAAGAGTAGTAAGTCCACCTAAAGCTCCACCTGTGAAAGCACCGCCTAAATCTCCTCTCATTAAACCTGGGGCTGCTCCACCAACAACGCCAGCTGTTCTTAAAAGCAATGGTAATTTAGCTGCACTACCTGCTTTTACTAAAAAAGGTAGAAGCTTTCCTGCTAATGGTACTGCTGCTGCTCCAATCATTTTCTACTATTAAATAATCCTTGTTAGCAATATTCTAAATTAACCAAATATTGGATTAATTTACATAAATCCGCCAAGGGCAGCACCACCGATAGCACCTGCAGGGCCACCTTTCATAAATCCACCAA